GCCATTATTCTTCTCCTTTTTAAAAAATTGACCTTCTGAGATGCTCTCTAAGGCGTTTTGTTTACCCAACCCAAGCCTTACCCTTAACGAAGTTAAGCCATTTGTCGGGATTTTTATTAGTTTCAGGTTTTGATTTTTATTCATTTTTCTTCTCCTTTAATTTCTACTAAATACTCGGGGTCTAAATCTTCGCAAAGATATTCTATTGGTTTAAATCTAACGGGTTTCAATTTAAATTCTTTAATTGTTCCGTCCTCGTTTTCAAGTTCGTTGCCTTCGTCATCAAACTTAAAAAAAGTTATCCTACTTATTGCTACATTGTTGTATTCATTCTTCATCATTTTTCTCCATTGTTTTGGGTAATATAATCACCCCATTGTTTAGCCATAGCTTTAGCAATTCCTTCAAAGGTTTTACTTCTAGCATGACCTCGTTCTTTAGGTGGCAATTTGAAAGTTTCATAATGAAATTTACTCATTTTCTTATTGCCTTTCATTAGTACCATTTCGGGTTCGACAATATCAGTTGGGATAAGGTCGGGTAAATTCTTTAACCAAAGGCAAGTAGTTTTTTTAACTGAATCGCCATAATGAAATGGTTGAATAATTTGGTCGGGTTTTCTGATCTTGGTAGAAATTACGCTAACAGGATTTTCTAAAGCAATATGTTTAATATCTGCATCTAAGAGTTTTCTTACAAATTCAAGAGACTCAATTTGTAAAGACCAAGGTTTTTTCCCTTGGGTAAACCACCTTGCTCCACTTACTGCTAAATGGGTACAAGGTGGGTGAGCAATCATCAAATCCCAATCTTGATTAAGAACCTCTAGGATGTCTCCTTGGTGGTGTCTGTCGGGGTTGGTATAGTATTTGCTTTCGCAAGGTAGAAGATCGCAAGAGTGAGCATCAAAACCTAGTTTCAAAAACTCGTCTCTTACAGAACCACTATACTCACAAGCTATTAGAACTTTTTTCATTTGACTCTTTCCTTTGCAAACTCCACCAAATCATCCGTATCAATTAATTGGTCTTGGCAATTTCCAAATTGACCACAACCAATCCAAAAATCTTGCTTGAATTGTTTTTTCATATAGTCAATATCACCTTTAGAAAAGTGTTCAAATAATTGGACTTCACCCCACTCATCACATCCCGTTGATTGTCCGTCATTGTATAAGAGACAACTTCCAACTAATTTGTAGCTACAACAATCGTTGCTCACAATTATTTCTTTAGTCATGTTTTTCTCCTAGTGGTCTTATTTGAAATCCCCACGCCCAATTATTTTGGTCGGAAAAGTAAACAATGATATTTCTATCTTCTGCTAATTCCCAATCAACACTATCAACAAGTTTTCCAAATTTGCTATTATTTTCCTCGTTCAACTGTATTGATTCGATAGTAGCTTTTTTGGGTTCTTCCCTTCCCCAAGAATGTCTCCAAGAGACAACATCTCCAACTTTTAATTTATCCATTATTTTCTCCACATTTCTTTGTATAACCTTTCGGCTAGTTCCATTTCACCCGTCCAATAGGCAAAAACACTATCAGACATAACTTCCAACTTAATTTTGTTATTGAGAATATCTGTTATTAAATCTGTAGTATCGTTGCTATCAAATTTTTCTATCCAAATTTTTACTTGTTCATCTGTAATCATTTAGCACTCCTCAACATCAATTTCTGATCGGCTATCTTCTTGTTCCCATTCTTGGGTTTGGTAGTTGCCTTGTTCTTCTGCATCTTCCCAATCGGTAGCCATTACATAACAGTACTCGTATGTATGGGTTGTTCGTCTAAGTTTGAACTCTTTGAGTTCGGGTTTAGTATTTGGTCTTTCCATTATCTTCTCCTAAAAAAATGGGTTGCTTATACCACCAAAACCCTCAAAAGAGAGGGTTGTTAAGGTGGGATTTATTTAACTATTTATTCATATCTACCCTCTCTATGTAATTTGTTTCTTCTTGTGTAAAAACATTCCAAAGAAAATTAATTTCTTCTTGTGAATAATTATCTAATTCAGCTTTCCTTTCATTAGACAATCCATTTAATATTTTCTTGTTTAATTCTTTAACTTCCATTAGGACACCTCTTTGATTTTAATTACTTTAATATCCCAACCGATAGGCGAATAGACTTCTAGTGTTTCACCTAGTTTTAGATTTCTTAAATGGTTAAGAGTAAATTCTCCGTCCTCGTCAATGTTCCACTCTCCACCGATTCCGTCATTTACAAAATCATTGAAGGTGATAATTCTAGGCTCAACTTCTCCGTAAGATTCTCTATTCCAAATAACTACAAATTTTTCACCTAATCCCGTATGAGATTTCAAGCTATTGATTTCGTTGGTTATTGCTTTCATTTTCTTAACTCCACTTTTAAAAGTGTCGTAAAAAAATGGGTGATCGTAAGAGTTGTCAATAGTCATTAGATTATGTTTTTGCAAGATTTCAACTATCTGCTCAGTTTGAACATCATCTTCCAAATAACAAAGATCAAGACCAAACATACATCTTTGATTTTCATTTGTTGGATAATCCATACTTGGTTCGTTGCTTTCGTCAATATCATTTATCAACCACATCAATCCCTCTACATTTGTAAAGTAAGCTAAATGAAAACAACCACCCCCCGAATGGTAATTATCAAGATTATGCTTTTTCGCTAAAGCATTTTCTTCGTAAAGTTTATCCATTATTGCTGTATTCATTTGACTATCTCCGATTTCTTCAACATTTCTTGAAACAAGAAACCACCACCATTTCCTTCGGGGTCTTGCGACACATCAATTTTAATAGTGGGTTTGCTTGGGTGGGATAAAATGAATGTTGGGAATGGTTCTATATCTTCGCACTCATCATCTAGTTTATAACTAACGATTTTATAACCGATAAGCTGTTGGTAATAATCGTCAAAAGTCTTTTTACTTTCTTTGCTTATATTCATATTTTATTTCCTTTTAAATGGTAGCTTTCGCTACCCCTTAATTATAGCAAAAAGATACAAATTGTAGAAGTATTTAACTGCTTTTCTTCTATAGGTGGCAAAATCTGGAAATTAATAGCATTTCCCTTGTTGCTCGGCTTTCCCTTTTAAAAATTTGGGGATTGTCGGGTGTCGGGTTCAAGTTTGAACCAAAACTATCGGGATGTCGGGGGTCGGGTTTGAACTTAGAACTAGAATGTCGGGGGTCGGGTGGTCGGGATATAATAGAAAGAGAGAAAAGGTTTAGATCCGTAAAAGATTAGAACTAATAAGGCCAAGAATAAAAAATCTTTTCCCCTGGAATTTTATAAATCTGGAAAAATTACAGCTCCGAATGATGTAAGTAGCTGAATAGACAAAAAGTAGAAAAGAGGCCTATTAATTGCTATAATTTGCTTACCCGCAAGGGCATTTATAGGAAAATAAAAAATGAATAACAGTATGACTTTAGATCAAGCCAAACAAAAGGTACTTGATATGAATAATGAAACTTTGCAAAACTTTGTTAATCAGCGAAAAGGAAACGATAGCGAATTAGCAAATTTTGCAAGGAATGAATTAGCTGATAGAAATAATCTAAACGCTTGGCAAGATGGTAGCTTAATTAATACTGACGCTATTAATAAATTATCCCTTGGCGATCTTGAGAGAGTAGCTAAAATATTAGGGGGTTTAAAATGAGACAGTATCCAATATGGAATATTATAACCGCTTGTATTTATAAAAGCGGTAAATCTTACGGGGTGAAAGATACGGGCGAAGTTGAAGTAAGAGTAGGTACGAGTTCGAGCAACTCGCACACATTCTTAAAGCATACTACCACTCACCGTCAATTAGAAAATGGCGATAGAGAATACCGCTTTTATATTGATGGTAAATGTATTCGCCGAGCCTTACTTAAAAAAGGTTCAAGCGAACTTGAATATTTACAACCCGATTACCTAGAAGTAAAAGCTAGATTCGGCGAGGTGGCTTAAATGGATTTATCGTACGATAGAGAATTTAACTACTATGATAATGAGACTAATAATCTTGATATGGTTCAGTATATAAAAACTATAATGGCTCGAAACTTTATAGAAGAAATATATTCTTTACTTTTAGAATATCCCGAAGATTTTAAAACAGCGTTAAATGAAATTGAGTATCTATATTCTAAAGAATTAAATGCTTTTGTTTACCCGCCCAAAGATTATATTCAATATAAGCAAGGGCAAGAACATTTAATAAAGGTTGTTTAGCTAATAATTAATTGTCGGGAACTAGGCGGGGAAACCCGCCTTTTTTTTGTCTTGAATAAGTGACTCTATACGATATGAAACGGGTAAACGAAACGGGGATAAAACAAAAGGGTACACCCCATATTGTATTTTGGGACTCCGTACAAGGCAGAGAAGAACAATAAAACACATACTCAATCTCTCATATCTAAAGATTGCCTTTTTGAATCTTGTCGGATATGATTCGTTTGCAGGTAAGGTATTTTTGCACTTCGTTCAATCTATCTTCTCCAAGATCTTTACTTTACCTGCCCCTAAAAAAATTTTTTCCAGCCAAAAAAAATCCTGAGACGAAAAAGTTATCCACATTTTTTCCCCAAAACAAAACCAAATAAACAAAAGGGTACCCATACCCCCCTAAATTTTTCTATACTTTTTAAACTTTTGGGTGGTATGATATGGCGTATGGCAACTCCATTCGATACAGATTATTCTTTTTTAGATTTACCAGAAGCAGGCTCTGATGTAAGGGGCCCAATTAATTTACCTTCTTTTGCGGCAGAAGATTCTTCTTTTAATATAGATTCTTACGCTCCAATTGATTTGCCATCTTTAGAATTATTTAGACCATCTCCAAAACCTTTGTCAGAACAAGAGTCAGCAAATGTTTTAGATACAGCTAGACCTTTTGAAGATATTTCTAGCTTAGGCGCTAACTTTACCCAAAGACTCGCAGAAACCGAAAGATTTTTTGGCGATAGGGTCAACCAACTTCAAGGCTCTATTGAGCAATTAACAGGCGAAAAAAATAAACTTGGTCAAGATTTAGAAGCTGCTTTCTTACAACAAGATGAAATGAGTCAGCGAGCTATAGAAGAACAAATTGCTGCTTTAGATGCTCAACGAGCAGAATTGACAGCTCAATTAGAACAGTCTGTTGCCGAGGCAGAGGCCAACGGCGTAGATGCGGTAGCCGCAGCAGAACAAGTTGCCGCAGAGCAAAGGGTTCAGTTTGAGGGTCAGATTCAAGAAATAGAGGCGGCTCAGCAACAAGCAATAGCTGAGCGAGATCAAGCAATTGCTGAGCAAGACAATATTAGAGCGCAAGCAGCTGAAGATCAGGTGCAAGCGCTAGAAGGAATGAAGCAACAAATGCTAGAAGAAAGATCTGGTATTGTTAGCGGATTGGAAGGCCAGATTGGCAGCTTGCAAGGTGAAATAGATAGCCTAACAGGCGCAAGAGACTCTGCTTTATCAGAAAGAGATCAAGCAATTGCGGCTCAAGATACGATTCGAGCTCAAGCTGCTGAGCAACAAGCGCAAGCTTTAGAAGCTCAAGCTGGAGATTATCAGTCTCAGTTAGATCAATTAACAGGTCAAAGCACTCAGTATCAAACGCAATTAGGTGAAAGAGATAAAACAATTGCAGATTTGCAAGCGCAGATATCAAGCTTACAAACAGCGCCAGCGCCAGCGCCAGCGCCAGCGCCAGCGCCAGCGCCAGTAACAGCACCTACTGATATCAAGCCGATTGTCAAGCCGATTGTAGATCCAAATACAGGCGAAGAAAGATTTGAAGCTTTAACTACAAACGAACAACGACGTGTGGAACATCCAACAGCCTTTGAGTATAGAAACATACCAAAAACATTTGATATGAGTGCATACACTCCAAAGACTAATAAATTACCCAATACATTACCTACAACCAACATACCTGGATATGATATGAGCAACCAAATGTATGATATTCCAGGACAATTTAAAAGATAAAAAATGGATGTTAGAATAAGTCAACCGAGGAAACGATATGGGATTTTTAAGTAAAATAAGAAACAACATGCGAAAGAAAGTATCTAGGATGCCTTCTAGAGGAAGACGATCAGCTTTAACTGGTTTGAGGATACCAAATAGAAGAACCCCCTTAGAAGATATGATTACTAGCGGAAGATTACCTCAACCCAATATAGGAGACATGCGCTTTAGAGGCGAGATGCCTCAAGAACTTGGAAATTTTCGTAGATCTTTTTTAACTGGATTGCGAATACCAAAAAGAAGAACTCCTTTAGAGGATATGATTGCTGGCGGAAGGTTGCCCCAACCTATACCAAGAGCAGAAAGAATGCCCGATCAAGAAACTTTGGATAAGTTTAGACAGATGGCAAGCAGGCCAAATCCTTTTGTTAGAGATATGATTACGGATGATGGCAGGATGAGAGCCATGCCTATAAGAAATGAAGACGGTACAATAATGAGCTCTCGCTTACAAATGCCTCAACCTATACCAAAAGCAGAAATAGACATTTCAGCTTTAGAGCGTCTACCGATGGGCGACATGCCGATGACTCAAGATCTTCCAGAGGTCGCACCTATTGGAATGATGCCTCAAATGCGTATGAGTGGTATGCAAGATATGGAGCCACGTATGATGATGCAAGCAGGCGAAGATGTTTCGCTTGAAAGAGAATTATTTAGCTTGCAATCTCAACTTAAAAATTTAGAAGAACAATTGCGTTTAGACCGATCCTATAACGACGACCAAGCCGTTATCAATACATCTGCTAAAATGGCTGCCATTCAAAAAAGAATACAAGAAATAATGAATGGTATGCCTCAACTAGCAGGCGGCGGCGACTTCCCCGACCTAACAGGCGATGGTAAGGTTACTCAAGCAGATATATTAAAGGGACGAGGAGTTCAACTTAAAGCCGAAGGAGGCGAAATGATGACTCAAGAAAATGAAATAGATGCCATGTTAGGCGGTATGGATTCTGAGGAAGCTGGAGCTATGGAAGACTTAGAGCAGATGGCTCCAGAAATGGAGATGATCGATCAGCTTGTTATGATGGTTGTCCAAATGATTCAGCAAGGTGCAAGTGAAGAAGAGGTAATAATGTTCCTCAGAGAGCAAGGGCTCGACGATGAAGATATTGGTACTGTCCTTCAACTTGTAGCTGAAATGGCAGAAGCTGAAGCGATGCCTCAAGATGGTATCGGAGCAGAACTAGAACAACTAGCTTAGTTAACATGTCTAATTTTTACGCAGAGGAAATTCAGCGTCAAATAGACCAAATTAAAGATCCAGAAGAAAGATCTCGTAAACAGGCCGAATATGAAGATTTAAGTGTCTTTAGAGATATTCTTCCTTTTATCCCTATTAACGTCAAACAATATGCTTATTATATGATGGGCGGCAAAGGTGAATTAAATGAAAATGATTTAACTGATGCTGAACTTAATGTTTTATATAATATAGCAAATAAAAAGCTAAACGATCCAAATTTTAGCCCTTCTCGTTACAGCGATTCTAATAAAATTACTTATCCAGATTATGAAACAGGTGACTATTCTGATATCAGCAGAGGCAACCCTGCGAGCAAAGAAGTTCACACTCAAGAACGACTTAACGCTTGGGAAAGAGGAGAAATAAAATTAAACCTTGAAGCGCCAGACGGTAAAACAAAAACATATTCTTACGAAGAATATGTACAAGATTTTCCAGGTGTTTTTGATGATCCTTTGTCTGTTATTGAGCTTGCAAAAAAATTAAAAGATCCAAACTATAGTATGAAAACCACTATTGGCAAAGCAGAGATAGTTTCAAATGAAGACGACACTTATTCAGTTCAAGACCAATATGATTTTGAGTATGGCAAAGGAAAGGGACAAAGCAGCTACGGTTCATTTTTTTTAAGACCTTACGCAATTGCTAGAAATTTAGCTGCTAAAAGAAAAAATAAAGGCAGTCCAGTTGATATAAATCTTGGCTCTGAAGAATATATAAAGAGACAAGGAATGTATAATGGCGGCGAAGCTAATTACTTACAATCAGCGCTTGACATGCTAACGGAGTCAGCTCCTGTAACTGAAGCGCCAGAGGGTACTTTCGACGTCGGTTCAATCGAACCATTCAATCCGATAATGGAACGGTATCAACCTAATCCGTTGGATGAGTTTGCGATGATGATGGCTGATCCAACTAAAAAATTAAAAGTTATTTCTACTCCAATAAAAATGCAACTCAAGCCTTTGTTTGCTAAAAGAAACAAGCTTAGGGAATTAATTAAAAAGCAAGAACAAAATTATAAAAGAGGACAAGACTTAGCATCTAAGTACGATCCAAAAGATAGTGCTCAAGGAAACTATATGATGAATGCTGCAATTAAAAGCGGCAAAAGATTTAATCAACAGCTGAATGATATAGAAGAAAAAATTAGAAAAATATACCAAAGCAAATAAATGGATTTTTCCAAACTTACAGAGGCTGAACTCAAAGAAGCCCTGCTGCTTTTAGAGAAGCAAGACGGTTACTCAACGCAAGATGAGTGTCAAAATTCTTTTTTGAGTTACGTCAATCACATGTGGCCAGAATTTGTCTGCGGTCGTCATCATCAGATATTTGCCGAAAAGCTAGAACAAGTTGCTAGAGGTGAGATCAATCGCTTGATTGTTAACATGCCACCTCGACATACTAAGTCTGAGTTTGCTTCGACCTTCTTTCCGTCTTGGGTGATGGGACTTAAACCGAAAATGAAAATAATGGAGACGACCCATACGGGTGAACTCGCCGTTAGGTTCGGTCGTAAAGTGCGTAACTTGATGGATCAAAAAGAATACAAACAAGTTTTTCCCGACGTCAGTTTGCAGGCTGATAATAAATCAGCAGGGCGTTGGGAAACAAATAAGGGTGGAGAGTATTTTGCAGCGGGTGTGGGTGGTGCTGTAACTGGTCGGGGTGCGGATCTACTAATCATCGACGATCCGCATTCTGAGCAGGATGCACTTTCGCCAAATGCGTTAGAGTCTGCCTACGAGTGGTACACGTCTGGACCTCGCCAGCGTTTGCAGCCAAAAGGTGCAATTGTAATAGTGATGACGCGCTGGTCTTCGATTGACTTGACAGCCAAGTTGCTAGAAGCGCAGAAAGAACCTTTGGCTGACCAATGGGAAGTAATAGAGTTCCCTGCTATTTTCCCAGATACTGAAAAGCCTCTTTGGCCCGAGTATTGGGCGTTAGAAGAATTGCAAAAAGTTAAGGCATCTTTGCCAGGAATGAAGTGGAATGCTCAGTGGATGCAAACGCCGACTGCTGAAGAGGGTTCGATTATCAAACGCGACTGGTGGCAAAGATGGAAACATGATTCTTTACCTTCGGTTCAATACATTATGCAGTCTTACGATACAGCATTTTCTAAAAAAGAAACGGCTGACTTCTCAGCTATCTCAACTTGGGGTGTATTTAGACCCAGCGAAGATTCGCCCGATTGCGTCATATTATTAGATTGTCAAAAAGGCAGATGGGACTTCCCTGAACTCAAAGAAATAGCGATGCGCGAGTATCAATACTGGGAAACCGATATGGTTTTGATTGAAGCCAAGGCAAGTGGTACGCCGCTTACTCATGAGCTTAGAAGGATGGGCATACCTGTGGTAAATTACTCCCCAACAAGGGGTCATGATAAAACAACTAGAATGCACTCGGTTGCTCCTATCTTTGAATCTGGTATGGTGTATGCCCCGAACATGGCATTTGCCGAAGATATGATTGAAGAATGTGCATCATTTCCGTTTGGAGCTCACGATGATTTATGTGATACTATGACTCAAGCGTTGATGCGATTCCGCGAAGGCGGTTTTGTAAACTTAGATAGTGATTACGAGGACGAAGAACGCGAACCTAGACAGAGAGTTTATTACTGATGGCAATAGAAAGACAAACACCCGATCCTGCTCAAGAAGTAGAAGACATGCAAGATATGACAACTGAACGGTCAACCGAAGATATTGATAATGAGATTATTGAAATCTTAGAAGGTTTGGACGAAGAAGGGGTTCAGTATCAAGACGATGGCTCAGTTATTTTGGGCGAGATGGAAGAAGAAATGGGCGACGTTGGTTTTAGCGAAAACTTAGCAGAAGTTGTTTCTCAGTCTGAGCTTAGTAAAATTTATATTGAACTAACAGCTGCAATAGAAAATGATAAAGCGGCTAGAAAAGATTGGGAAAAAACTTATACCGATGGCTTGAAATATTTAGGTATGAAGTTTGATGATGTTAGGTCTGAACCTTTCGAGGGTGCGAGTGGTGTTATTCATCCGTTGCTTGGCGAAAGTGTTACTCAATTCCAAGCGCAAGCTTACAAAGAATTATTACCAGCTCAAGGCCCAGTTAAAACTCAAGTCGTTGGCGAATACAGCGCAGCTTCAGAAGAACAAGCTCAACGTGTGAAAGAGTTTATGAATTATCAAATCATTCACGTAATGGAAGAGTACGATGAAGATTTAGACCAAATGTTATTCTATCTTCCGTTAGCAGGTTCTGCTTTTAAGAAAGTTTATTACGATGAAAACTTACAAAGAGCTGTTTCAAAATTTGTTGCGCCCGAAGATTTAATTGTTCCTTACTATACAACCGATTTAGAATCTTGCCCAAGAATTACTCACGTAATTAAGATGCCAGAAAATGAAGTTAAAAAACTTCAAGCTATTGGTTTTTATAGAGATGTTAGAGTTGCTGATGGCAACAGTTCTTCTGATGCTTCGGGTGTTAAAGAAGAAATAGAAAGATTAGAAGGAATGGAACCCTCTTACGATACTGGTGAAGTTTCTAATCTTTACGAAGTTCATTGTAATTTAGACCTAGAAGGGTTTGAAGATGTGAATGCAGAGGGTGAATATACAGAAGTTAAGTTGCCTTATATCGTAACGATTGACAGCAACAGCGAAAACATTTTAGCGATTCGTAGAAACTTTGAAGAAGACGACCCGATGAAAAATAAAATTGAATATTTTGTTCACTTTAAATTTTTGCCTGGTTTAGGTTTTTACGGATTTGGTTTAACTCATATGATTGGTGGTTTATCCAAAGCCTCAACTTCAATTGTTAGACAATTAATTGATGCTGGGACTTTGGCTAATTTGCCAGCTGGTTTTAAAACTAGGGGTATTAGAATTAGAGACGAAGATTCTCCAATTCAACCAGGTGAGTTTAGAGACGTGGATGCACCCGCAGGATCTTTACGAGATGCGATTCAACCTTTGCCATTTAAAGAACCAAGCCAAACTTTGCTATCCTTGTTAGGTCTATTGGTTCAAAGCGGCCAAAGATTTGCCTCTATTGCAGAAATTAATATAGGCGAAGGCAATTCTCAAGCACCTGTAGGAACTACGGTTGCCTTGTTAGAAAAATCAACCAAAGTTTTATCGGCTATTCACAAGCGATTGCATGCAGGTCAAAAGAAAGAGTTTAATTTGTTAGCAAATATTTTTGCTAAAAGTTTGCCCGAGTCTTATCCATACGCTGTAGCAGGCGGACAGATGGAAATCAAACAAGCTGACTTTGACGATAGAGTAGATGTATTCCCTGTCTCTAACCCAGACATATTCTCTACTAGCCAAAGAATTATTATGGCTCAAGAAATGATGCAATTGGTTCAATCCAATCCGCAAATTCATGGTCCAAATGGTATGTATGAGGCCTATCGCAGAATGTATGCTGCGTTAGGAACAGATAATATTGATGCGTTATTGATACCACCCCCAGACACTCAACCTAAACCGATTGAGTCTGGAATGGAAAACAGCACTTTATTAATGGGTGGAACAGCGCAAGCGTTTATTCAGCAAAACCATGATGCTCATATTGCATCTCACGTTAACTTGTTG